GCGTTAAACACACGAATTTCCCGCTAAAAAACAGCGAAATTGCGGTGTATGACACATCTAAATTAAATAAACTATTGGGGATTGCTAGCGGTGATGTAGTATTAGAACTAGAAAAAACACAAGCTGTTTACACTAAACTTATCATCTCAGATGCTAATTACACCCTTAATTTCTCGCTTACAGATTTGTTACTTATCCAAGATTTAGGTAATGTAACTGATCCTAATAATTATGAGATTATAGGTGATTTAGGTGAAGAAGAAATTAATGCTATTATTAAAGCACACAACGCACTTGAAAGTGACAATATGATTGTTCGTATTGATAGAGATTTAGATGGTGAGGATTGCTTAATGCTTACATTTGGTGATAACACAAACCACACTAACAAAATTGATTATCAATTCCCCGACGCTACTCTAAATGATGTACCTTACGGAACCAAAATCCCATTTAACTCAGCTATGGTTAAAACCATCCTAAATAATAATAAGGATGCTACATCAGCTAAGCTTAGTGTTAATAAACAAGGATTAATGAAGTTGTTGTTCCAAGGTGAAAATTGGACAAGTGTTTACTATGTTATTAGAAAAGCAGATATTTAATATATTTATAACCATACGAAAGACCCTAGGGCACATTGTATTTTTTTATTAACCGCTGATCTTAGTGACAGCATAAATTAAATTAAGTGATATGAGTACACTATTTCCTTATGATCTCTTATTTAGAGATTTTTTCAAGTCTGAATTAGACTTCCAACCGGCTTCAACAGCCAAATTCACCCATCCCGTAGATATTTTTGAAACTAAGTATGGACTTCATTTTGAAGTAGCATGTACTGGTTTATCTAAAGAAGATGTTAGTTTAGACATCGAAGGGGATATTCTTAAAATTTCATACAATAAAGAAGCAAAAGAGTATGAAGATCGTAACTACATTCATAAAGGTGTAGCTAAACGTTCGTTCAATTTAGGTTATAAAATTGCCTCTAAATTTGATTTATCAAAAGCAGAAGCAATGATGGAAAATGGTTTATTAGGAATTAAAATTCCTTATGCTGAAGAAGCTAAACCAAAAACAATTAAAATTAAGTAAGTTATAATTTGGGGTCCTAGGGTCTCTTTCGTATATTCAAGTTATTATAAATTAAAATTAGTTATGGCAAAACCCTCAAAATCAAACCTACGATTCATTAAGGATCCATTATTGGAACCTTATTATATCCAATTAGACGATTATAGTTACATCGCTCAAAAATCTACTTACTCAGAAGCAGGACACGAGTACCAAAGTACTATTGGTCACTATATCTCGTTGAATGGTTGTTTGCAAGCTATTGCTCGCGATAGTGCTAAATCTGAAAGTTATAATTCACTTCGTGAATTCGTAGAACGTTTTGAGACTAAAGCTGAACAACTTAAAAAACTAATAAAAGCATGATTGAAGCATTGTATAATGCCGTTGTAGTAAAACCGGTAGAAATTGAAGAAACCCGTTACGGAAACATTGTTGTTCCTGATTTAGGAAATGAAACTAATAAAACAGGTGAAGTAGTAGCAGTAGGACCTGGCCATGTAATCGCTGGTGGTAATTTTGTTTCTACACAACTTCAACCTGGTGATATTGTAGTACTTCCTACTATGGGATTTACGAAATTTGAGTATGAAGGCCAAGAATATTGGATTGGTAAAGAAAATGAAGTTTTAGCTAAAATTACAAAATAATGAGTAAAGTTATAGAATTTGGTTCCGATGCACGAAAACAACTCGTTGCTGGTATTGATAAATTAGCGGATGCAGTAGTTGCAACGCTCGGTCCTAATGGACGAAATGTGGTCATTGCTAATGATCAAGGTTATCCTCAAAGCACTAAAGATGGTGTTACGGTTGCTAAATCTATTTCATTGAGCGACAACGTAGAAGAAGTGGGGGCTTCTATGGTGAAGCAAGCTGCTATCAAGACTGCAGACGGAGCAGGTGATGGTACCACAACTTCAACGTTGTTAGCTCGTGAGATGGTAAAGGCAGGTCTAACCCACCTCAATAATGGTGCTAACGCAGTAGAAATCAAACGTGGTATTGATACTGCCGTAAAACAAGTAACAGAAGCAATCCGTGCTAATTCTGAAGATATCACCTCAGAAGCACAACTTGAACAAGTAGCCACAATCTCAGCTAACAATGACCCAGAAATTGGTAAACTTATTGCTATTGCTATGAATAAAGTAGGTCGTGAAGGCGTAGTAACGATCGAAGAATCTAAATCTGGTGAAACCTATCTTGAAACAGTAGAAGGTATTCAATTCAATCGAGGATTCAAATCCCCATATTTCGTAACAAACAATGCTACAATGTCAGCAGTATTGGATAAACCATACATTTTGATTGCTGACGAGCGTTTTACAACTGTAAAAGAAATGTTGCCTATTTTAGAGGCAGTATCTGGTACAGGCCGATCTCTTCTTATCATTGCAGAAGACATTGATAATGAAGCACTCGCAACTCTTGTTGTAAACAAGATGCGTGGAACACTAGCCGTTTGTGCGGTAAAAGCCCCTGATTTTGGTGATCGCCGAAAACTTATCCTTGAAGACATTGCCGTCCTAACAGGTGGTGAAGTATTCTCTAAAGAAAAAGGTATGAAGTTGGACAAATTCAGTTGGGATTGGTTTGGCGAAGCACGTACTGTGACTGTAAATAAAGAATCAACTACAATTGTAGATGGAAAAGGAGAAACAGGACGAATTGAAGCACGTATTGAAGCACTTCAACAACAAATCGAGCAAGCAACAACGCCGTTCGAAGTTGAAAAGCTCCAAGAAAGGCTCGCGAAGTTCGTCGGAGGAGTGGGAATAATCCACGTTGGTGGCAACACGGAAACTGAAATGAGAGAAAAGAAAGACCGTGTTGATGACGCACTCCAAGCAACTAAAGCCGCTATCGAAGAAGGTATTGTACCTGGTGGTGGAGCAGCATTACTTTATGCTCGTGAGGCAATCGAAGATGCTAATATTGGTTCTAAGATTGTATATCAAGCTTGTGGTAAACCATTTAGCCAAATTCTTATCAATGCTGGGTATGATACAACCCGAGCTGAAATGTTAGCTTGGAATGCAACCCAAGAAGAAGATGAGTGGTATGGTTATAACCTTAAAACTGAATTGTTTGTCAACATGAAGGAAGAAGGTATTATCGACCCGGCTAAAGTAACACGTTTAGCACTTGAAAATGCCGCTTCAGTAGCCGGAACTATCCTCTTGACAGAGTGTGTTGTTGTAGAAAACCCAGAAGATAAAAAAGAAAATGATCCCATGGCAGGAATGGGAGGTATGTTCTGATGAAAAAAGAAAAACAAGAATTTCTAGAAGTTATTGCTACAAGAGTTCCACCTGGTGACAGGTGGACTCTGGTTGGTGATAAAACCATCCATAATTCAATTACTGAAACATTGGAAGCTTGGTTCGCTAAAACAGGTGAAAAGGCCGAGTTTAGACTTGCCCCACTTGAAGGTAAGTTGTATGTTATACGTACAGAAGAAGTAGAAATTAAACCTGAACCCCCTAAGAAATTCAACATTTATGGTGACTACTAGAGAACATAGTTTATTAGTTGAAAAATATCGTTCTAAAGGTTTAGACGAGTATGTTGGTAATGAAAATATCAAAACCACAGTGGCTCAATACCTAAAACAAAATGATATCCAAAACCTAATATTCTATGGTCCCGCTGGTACAGGTAAAACTACATTAGCTAAACTAATTGTAAATAACCTCAATTGTGATTATCTCTATATCAACGCAAGTGATGAAAGAGGTATTGAAACAATTCGAGATAAAGTATCAGGTTTCGCTTCAACAGCTTCATTCAAACCACTTAAAGTAGTTATTTTAGATGAAGCCGATTTCCTCACTATCCAGGCGCAGGCATCTCTTCGAAACGTCATTGAAACGTTCTCACGTAGTACTAGGTTTATTTTGACCTGTAACTATGTGGAACGTATCATTGACCCACTTCAATCAAGATGTCAAGTCCTGAAGATTATACCCCCTTCTAAAGCCGAAGTAGCAGCTCACATTGCTGGTATTATGGAGAAAGAAGGTGTTTCATTTGAGCGTGAAGATCTAAAAACAATTGTAAACCAATTCTACCCAGATTTACGTAAATGTCTTAATACTATTCAATTATCTATTGTTCACGATAAAGTAAAAGGTGAAGATGATAAATGGCTTAAAATTGACAAATCAGTACTTGTATCATCTAACTACATGACTCAAGTTCTAAAAGAACTCACTCAAAAGAAACCCAATTTCAATAACATTAGACAAATTATTGCAGATGCAAATGTTCAAGATTTTGAAGAACTATATCGTTACCTTTATGATAACGCTTCTATCTATGCTCCTGGGTCCGAAGGAATGGTGGCAATACACGTTAACGAATATTCGTACCAAGCTAATTTCCGCATTGACAAGGAAATAAACGCAATGGCTCTTATCTCTAAACTAATTGAATTAGCTAAACCTAAAGTATTATGACTACCTGTATTGAAGTAGGAGCTAATAGAGGTACAGATACTGATCGTTTTATTAAACAATACGATAGAGTATTTGCATTTGAACCTATTCAAGAATTATGTAATATGCTTTGGGAAAAGTATAGAAATAATTCAAAAGTAATGGTTTTTCCCTGGGCTATTGATATTGAAAATGCATTTAAAAATTTTAATGTTTCAACAGGGTATGATTGGGGGAGCAGTAGTTTATTTGACTTTGATTATGATAATTTAAGAGGGGGAAAATGGGATATTGATGATCCTAACTTTTATAGAGGTGATATGGAAACACACCATTCATACCTAGTTCCTACTATTACATTATATGATTTTGTTACAATGTATAATATTAACAAAATTGACTACCTACACATTGATGCTCAAGGAAACGATATCAATGTTTTAAGAAGTTTAAAACATAAAATAAACATAGTTGAAGCAGGTATTTTAGAAGTAGGATGTGGATTAGACATATACAAAAATACAGATAATAGAGTAGAAACTGCTATTACTTTTTTAAATGTTAATGGGTTTAAAATTATTGACTCCTTTGTTCAAACTGAAGGGCATGAAATAAATTTATTTTTTGAACGAAAATGAAACAATTCCTAAAATTTCTAGTAATTTGGATTAGTCAAAACTTATCCATACCTTTCTGGATGGTAGGTCACGTTCATCTAATGACAACAATTTATCAAGACATACATGAAATCCTTATGTCTTTTGGTATGAATATTATAGTAGCAATAGGATTTTACTTAGATTATAAACAACAAAAACAATAATCATGGATCAAATGAACATGAATATCGATCTCAAAAACACAGAGTCGGTAGAACACAAAAATGGTAAAGTATGGGCTCAAGGGTTCATCATTCGTAAAATTTCCAAATTCGTAACAGGAACAGCTGAGGATGCTTACATGCCTATCCCAGTATTCTACGACCCAACTACAGGTGAAGTACTCCAAGCAACCCTCCCAAAAGAACTCCGCGATGACCAGCCCAACAACCCTCTTCGAGTGGTTGAATGAAATCACGGTAACTAAGACTCCTGCTGAAAACTTCAGTGAAGAGTCATGGGATAAGTTCAATTCTTACATGGTTCATAGATATTTATCTATGTATATAGGTTACATTGATATTGTAAATTATGTACAAAAGATTAATCCAACCAATAAGAAACAAATTTATTCCATTTACCGAGAAATGATCCCAAAACAAAAAGTTTGGCTCAAATATATCAAGAGCCAAACAACAAAGAAGAATGCTGAATTAGTAGAATACGTAGCCGATTATTTTGAATGCTCACTTGGTGAAGCAGATCACTATATCGATATTTTAAGAGAAACAGGTGTACGTAGTATTCTTTGGAAAATGGGGATTGACGAAAAAGAACAAAATAAATTGGTAAAAAGTATATAATGAAATTAGAAGGTTTTGATTGGGGCCCTTGGATGGGAGAAGGACATGGAATATTCCATAAAAATGCAATTACAAAAGAATTTGAAGAACTAAACATTTATGAAAAATTTTTTCAAGTTCAAGAAGGAGATGTTGTAGTAGATATTGGAGCTAGTATTGGTCCTTTTACTTATTCTATTTTACCTAAAAATCCCTCTAGAGTAGTTTGTGTAGAACCATCTATTATTGAACACCCTACTTTAGAAAATAATGTTGCTAGAGATAATGTAACTATTATTAAAAAAGCTATAACTCCTAATGATGGGGATCAAGTAGGAACATATGTTTTTGAACAAGAAAGAATTTCTACTCCAATCGAAGGAATCTCATTTAAAACTTTTCTTAAAGAAAACAATATTGATAAAATAGATTTTCTTAAAACTGATTGTGAAGGAGGAGAATATAGTATCTTTACTATTGATAATTTTTGTTGGTTAAAAGATAATTTAGGGGTAGCTGTAGGTGAATGGCATTTATCTACCCCAGAATTAAAACAACAATTTAGAGTATTTAGAGATGTTTTTCTTAGACTTTTCCCAAATCACGAAGTATATTCAATTGATGGTTTTGATATAAAGTGGGATTTATGGAATGAGCATTTTATTGAATATTATAATGAAATCATAGTTTATATAGATAATAGATAATGGAAGAACAACCAAGTTACGGCCCAAAAGCAAGTGAAATCCTTAAAAAAGAATACCCTCATATTTACAATGGCTATATGGCTATCGTGGAAGAGCAGCTGGAGCTATTTAGCAAAAAGCATCTTGACTACGGTATGGCTAACATTAGTGCTGGTACTCTACTTTCTACTGAAGAAGAAAGGTCTTTCGCTCTTACAGGACTTTGGTACCGCATAAGCGACAAAATTAGTAGATGGAAAAATCTACTTATCAACAACAAAAGAATCAATAATGAACCACTAACCGATACCTACCAGGATATTGTAAATTATGGTATCATTGCTCAATTAGTTGAGCGTGGATTATGGAAAAAATAAAACTAATTATATTCGATTTAGATGGAGTTTTAGTTGAAGCTAAAAATCTTCATTTTGAAGCCCTAAATAAAGCATTAGGGAAAGAATATGCTATTAGTTGGAAAGAACATTTGAGTAAATATGATGGTCTAAAAACCAATCAAAAACTCGAAATGTTAACTAAGGAAAAAGGTTTACCTGTTGAATTACATTCTCAAGTCTGGGATAATAAACAAAAATATACTCTAGAAGAACTTCGTGCTTTAAAACCAAACCAAACTTTACAATCAGTAATGTCTGCTTTATCTGAGGATGGTTATAAATTAGCAGTTTGTTCTAATAGTATTCGTAAGACAGTTTTAACTGTACTTTCTAAATTAGGGATAATGGAGTTTATGGATTTAGTTATCTCAAACGAAGACGTAAAAAACAGTAAACCCCATCCTGAAATGTACTGGAAAGCTATCTCAATGATGAGTTACCTCCCAGAAGAAACGCTTATTGTAGAAGATTCACCTTATGGGTTATTAGCTGCTTCTCGTTCTAAATCTCATATACTACGAGTTGTCAATCCAAAAGAAGTTACGTATACTAATATTCTACATAAACTAATAGAAATAGAAAAGGGATACACTATGAAAGCACCAGCATGGAGAGATAAAAATTTGAATATATTAATCCCTATGGCTGGTGCCGGTTCTCGTTTCCAACAAGCAGGGTATACCTTCCCTAAACCTCTTATTGATGTTAAAGGTAAGCCTATGATTCAAGTAGTAGCTGAAAATTTAAATATTAAAGCTAATTACATATACTTAGTTCAACAATCACATCGTGAAAAGTATAACTTAGATACTTTACTTAACCTAATCACCCCAGGCTGTAAAATAGTTTCGGTAGATGGATTAACTGAGGGGGCAGCGTGTACAGCACTACTATCTAAAAAATATATTGATAATGATTCCCCCTTATTTTTTGCTAATTC